ACCTTGCCGAGAGTTTCGGGTGAGGCTTTACCCATAAGTCGAAGGTGTAGCGAGTTGCTACCATACTTCTGTAAAATCTTTTGCTGTTCTGCTAATTCGCCTGCAACTCTTTCAGCCTGTTGTGCTACCCTACCCTTAACCAAAGCATCATCCGGCAACTTTTTAAGTATGTTTTGATACTTTGTAAGTTCCATTGTTTTCTGCTGAACATCTGTAAGAGTTTTAAGCATTCTGCCTTTAAGCCCAATTCTCATTGGAGAGGTTACGGCCTTGGCTACAGGAGCACCTGCAAGATTTAAAGGATCTCCGACAATCTCAAATGCTAATCCAACGCCTTCACTTGGTTCCTGGTAGCCTGAGCGGATATCTTGTTCTAATTGGGAATCAAAGCTCATAGATTCAGGCTCAACCCCGACTGTAGCTTTAATAGCATCGACAGGATTATCCATTACCCATGCCGCTAATTCAGCGGCAGTTTCGGACTCGTAATTTACTTTATCAAAACCGATGGCCGAGTTTACATAATCTAGGATTTCTTCGTCATCCTCCTCATCCAGTGTAATTTTATTTGCAAGGTATGCACCCCCTTCGAGCAAAAACTCAGGAGTCTTAAATGCCCTTGCCATTCCCATACCTGCCGATGCCTTAATATTATCGGTGGCATAATCCATAGCGGCGGCTTTTACCCGCCCTCGGGCATCTTTGTTTTTGGTGTAAAACGGCATCCCTGTATATTTCAATGCCTCGCTAATTGGATCAAAACCTAGATCGCTCAAACTTTCCTGATTATCAAGTAGTCCGAAAAGATATTTCCCTGCCACTCGGAACTGCTCTAAGTTTTCAGTTTTATCGTAAGCTACAGGCTCATCGTCTAACTGTAATACTTTGGAATAGGGAGATGTTAATGGATCGATTCTTGTGCCGAGCTTACTGACCATATCTCCAAGACTTGAAAGCATACCAGGTTGCTCTTCATTTTGAATTGTCTCAGGATCATCTTCTACATCAAGAATTGGTGTGCTTGGTGTATCGAAGAATCCATTTTTATATGCGGCGATTTTAGCGTTGTCTGATAATTGCGATGCACCATATGGCCGAACCACTGTTTTAGCGGCTTCCCAAAAATGCTGTTCCGATGGTTCCACGCCATCATCCAATTCCAATATCCCTTGCAATTGTGGTAGCTCGGGGTGACTAATCTCGTACTTAGCCATTATCTGATTGGAGTGAATCTTCCACCACTATCCAAATCTATTGGTTGTATTGATGGTGAAGAGAGACCTTGGTTTTGAGGGGGTTGTCCTTGTGATGTGCCTTGGTTACTAGGCTGATCGAATCCGTACATAATGCCGCCAAACTGAGTATATTTTCTTACCTCTTCGGGTGTAATTCCGAAATTATTGGCAAGAGAGTTAACAGTGTAATCTGTTTTTTCCTTTAATACTTCTTGGGCGCGTTGTCTAAATACCTTAGTAGTTTCACGCAGATATCCTTCTAGAACTTCATCTACCTTGCCTGTCTTTTTCTCTTCTAGTAAAGTATTTAAAGAGTCCATAAATGAGGAAGAGGTCCCCATCCTTCGCAAATCGTCTTCAGTTAATATCCCCGCTGGTTGTACCATTCTAGCAAGTTTTTCTTTTGCTACCTTACCTGACAGCACTCCTCCTTGATCTAAGAATGACTCTAGATCATCCGCTGCTTCTAAAATTGTCCTCGGTTCATCGAGATTTAATTTACTAAACCGGGTGTCTGCGGCTGATCTTAAATCTTTAGTCGATATGACTTTTTGCTTAGATACCGCTTGAGCCAATTGGTCTTTATTAAGATTTATACCTAGCTTTGTTGCTTCATTGCTTACAGCATTTATGGCATCTGACTCGCTAAAATAATACGGCGATAAAGCACCAACTTTTGAAGCAAATTGATCGCCTAACTTACCTAAGTTTTCTTTTGCGGTTGCCTGCTCTTGCGCCTCTAAATTAACAAACCTATTATAGGCTAAATTTGGATCAAGTTGATTATCTCGGGCAAACTTTGCAAAGTCAGTAGATCCAAGTTCACCGGCAATTACTTTTGGTTGCTGATCCCTTCGATACTCTAGAAATTGATTCCTTCGAGTCGAATCGCCACCCAATGCAAATAATCCTGGTTGTGCCTGTTCAAAGTTTGCTTGTACTGCTGGGTCTACTGTTTCCGATAGCAACTTTTGTTTAAAATCTGTAGCTATCTGTTCTTTCTTTTGTTGAGCTTCCATCTCAGCCGCCTTTTGTGCTCTATTCGCACCACCTTCTGCCCTTCGAGTTGCATCCTGCATCTTAGCGATTTGCATCTGCTGATCTGCCGCCTGCTTACGCTGATACTCGTTTTGCAGGAATGGATTCTTGGCGATTGCCTTGGCATCTTCTTCCGATGCACCCTGCCCCATTAGGTATTGAGTCATCTCCTTCGCCCGCTCCTTCTTCTCCTTACCTTTAAAGTATGCGGTGGCCGCCTGTCCGAGTGCATTACCGAATGCCTCATTCGCTCGAGCCTGTGCCGCCCCTGCTGTCTGAAAGGCTGAGAAGTCCATCCGTCCCAAGCCTGCCTGTACTGTATCGCCGATTGCCATAGTTTTATCCTCTTCCTAAGTATCCGCCTGCGGCCATTCCTAACGCTCCGAATAATCCACTTGCCATTCCGCCTGCCGCCTGTTCGCGAGCCGCATAGGTGTTCGCCAGGTAGTTCGCACGATTTGCGGTGTCCTGTAATCCGATATTCACTCCGGCATCAGGATTGATCCTGGTTGACTGCTCCTGTGGTATGCCGAATAAAGCCGCCCTTTCGCCAAACCCTTGCTGGGTGTAATTACTTCCACCTCGAAGCATAGCCATTGGATCGACAGAGGTTGCTCGATTTAAACCACTCGCATAACTGCCTAAGCCCTGTGCCTGTTGACGATTATCGCGAATGATGTCCCGTAAATAATCTTCCCTGCTCATCGCCTCGGCCGCAATCGCCGCATTGTCCATGTCCCTACCGCGAGCCACCAATGACTCCCTGGCGGATTGAGTTGCTCGCCTTCTCATCTCAGGAGATAAGTCCTGCATTTGTGCTTCCTGAAATGCCTGGTCGGCTAACTGATTTGCCTGCTCCACGCGAGCCTGCATGAGCGGATCGGATGAACGATAAGCCTGATTTAAATCAGCACCAAATCGATTGAGCATTGATATATCAGAACCTGCCTGACGCTCGGCCATCTGTGCGCCAAAGTCCTGTGCTCGCATGGCATTTGATTCGGCAAGCTGTGCCATCGGATCAGCGGCTCGCTGGGCGAGGCTTATCTGTAAGTCTTGATACTGTGGATCGTAGGTCTGACGAGTCTGTAAAAGTTTGCCCTGAATCGCAGGGTCAGACATCGCATCTACATAATCGCGAGCAGACTTTCCAACATTAAGCTCAGGCATAGGAGGAGGTGCTTTTCCACCTCCAAAGAGTTTATTGAGAAAGAACGATGGAACGCCTGAACTGTTTACAGGTTCGCCCGCCCCTCCGGCATCCTTGAGCATTTCTGCTTCTTCCGAATTTATATAAGCAAGCGATTCTCCCTGAGGAGCCGCTGAGTTAAGAAGAGAGGCGGCTTGTTTAAGAGGATCATCAGGTGCAAAGGATGGGACTCCTTCAGGAGTCATGGTGGGAACTGATGCTCCCGAGTTTCTGAGAATCTCCTCTTCCATTGGGTTTATATACGCCAACTTCTCGCCCTGGGGAGGTTTTGGATTCATGATTTTACTGCGAGATTCCTGAAGGTAAACCATATCATCCAATAGCTGACGATCCTGTGCCGATAACTTGCCTGACATCTGAGAGATTCTTTTCATATTGGGGTCAGGCATTGGTTCTACCTTTGGTTCCCGGTTAAATAGTTTGTCGAAGATATCCATAATAAATCAGGTTTTGATGATATAATTTAAAATGATGGTTGGTTGCACATTGTTGTGGGCTGTATTCGAATAACTGCCAGTTGTTGAATTACTGCCACTCTCTCCTGCGTTTCCACCTATTAATTTTTTTATAAAATTCATATCAAGAAATCCTTTGCCAAAGTGTTATGTTATTACCCCCACCTAAGCACCTAAAAGTACCGGTGGCAGTATGAGTTACACCCCCAGTAGCTGAGTTTGTGAACCAATCCCCCGTGCCACCTCTATAATATAATGCTGAGACGGTGTAATTCATGATACTTGTGGGGCTAGGATGATTGACTGATACTGTTAAGTAAGCACCTATTGGAATAGTGATTGTGGAGGCCGTGTTCGCAATAGTACCAGTTAGGAGGGGGGCAAAATCGGTTCCGCTTGCCGCCGCAGTAATCCTTCCTTGTTGGTCGACAGTTAGATTGGTGTTTGTATATGCACCTGGAGTCACAGCCGTGTGGGCTAGTTTGTCCGCATCGACCGCATCATTTGCAATTCTATCTGTTGTAACAGCACCCGAAGCTATTTTTGTGGTGGTGATCGCATCGGCGGGTATCTTGTCCGAAGTGACTGCATCATCCTGTATCTTGGCAGTAATGACTGAGTCAGTCGCTAGTTCGTTGGAACTAATGCCTCCCGATTTAACCTTTAAATATCCACCCGATCCATCGACCTGAATGGTGGAATCATCTGCGGTCTGATTCGCACCTGTTCGAAAGGTTGCCAGGTTGGCTATATCTTCCAACTTAGTTGCGGTAACCTGATCGCCTGATGAGAATGATTGTCCTGTTTGTAATACTGCCATGATTTATTTCTCCTATGAAACTGATGTGGTGGATCGGTCTGTAATTCTAGCGTCCACCTTGGCGGACCGAAGGTAGGGTCTGCCATTGGTTGGTTGAAAGTCTGCCTGTACACCGAATCCCCTTTTATTAACTCTAAGCCTTACCGATGCCTCTTCTGAGTCGGGGAGATTGCTACCGAGTAAGGATGATACGCTAATGGATTGGGAAGTAGAATCGGGATCTTCGGTGATAAACTGAATATCACCATCAGTCGAAAAGCCCGTATTCGATTTTACATGAAGCTCGGCTCGGCTGAAGGTTTTACGATCCATTGAGTCAGCATCGTACTGCCTAGTGGTCAACTGACTGACCACGGGAATTGTTTCCGATTGAGCCTGCCCGGCGGTTAGGGAAACAACATCGCCTCCCTCAAAACCATCCACCTTATGAACGCCACCTTCTTCGGTAGTTAAATATAGAGCGTTCTGTGCTCCTTCGCGGGCAACGATCAGATCGCGGATAGCAAACTCGGTGGAGTTTACCTGGTCGATGGATTCAAATCCTCCGTTGATAAAATTATATACGATAATCGCATTGAGCTTAGTGGCATCTCCCCGCCCAGGTGCTGAATCCAATGGAACTGCAAGCCAATACCTTGAGTCGAAATAGACGGCACATGACAGGTGAGCATAGTCCTGATTTATTCGGTCCACAAATGGTTGGATGGATTCCGATAAAGGTGTGCCTGTACCTCGTAAGTGATACTGATCGTAAAATTCCACTGCATAAATCCCTTGATCCGAAAGAAACAGAATCTGATTGGCCACCTGAACGATTGACTTACGAGCAGATGATCCGATCTCAGTGGTTACCACATTGGTTTTTACATCGGCAAGAGATCCACTTACGCCTGTCATCAGGTGGATCGATTTACGATTAAATATCGCAAGAGTATCCTGAGTAAATGGTTGGATGCCTACCAGGAAATCGCTTTTACCGGCAGATATTCTAAACTGATTACCAATCCGATCATAAGTATCTGAATCAAGAATGTCGGATGCCACAATCTCATCACGATTATTTCGATCAGTCGGAGATGCGTCCGAGGTAAACCAATAAGGAACCCATAGCCTACGCTGATGAAACTGTCCCCAGGGAGCCGCCGGCATATGGATGAATCCTTTACCGATTGCCAGTTGCCTGGATGCAGTAAGAGATGCTCCTAGCGAAACATCCTCCACTCCAAGATTAAAGGTAAATTGGTCAGCAGTTGGTGTGCTGGTAACAATCGCATTTTGATTTACGAATAAATCGAACGGGGATGATCCACTTCTAATAGTGATCTCGTTTCCGATCTCCAACCCATGATTTACCACATCCATCGTCACCACTCCGCTTGATGCTGTGGCGGTGGTATCGGTAAGATACTGTGGTGCTGTATAAGTTCCACGATCTACCCGAGTGAAATCCTCGAAATACTCAGCCTGTGCTCCTGACACATTGAAGGTAGTAGTCTGCGAGGATGCCATTGTGACTGTAAACTGAGTGTCACTTATCCTTGTAATCTGATAGCAGTCATTCGGATTTACTGTCCAATTCCCCAAGTTAGTCAGCGTGACAAAGTCACCGGTCACCCGCCCATGATTGGTGGATGTATTAACAGTAATCGTCTGACCCGATTGGGAGGCAGAAGATATTCCGATTGAATTAAGTGCCGGGCTTGCTGAAAGAGTGGTCTTGCGGGAGCGGAAGATAAACATCTTGTCGAATCCCTGAGTCATCCCTACGGGTCCATCCACAGTTTCCCCTCCCGCCTCGTACCGGCATTTAAAAAGTGCTGAGTCTTTCAGACGAATGATGACTGCAAGATTATTGGTAGCCGAAAAAATATAATCGTCATTATTCGATGAGGCATCGCTGTAAACTGCTGATCCATAAACTGCATTTACTCCATCATCGTTAATGGTGAAATTTAAAGTTGTAGCGATGGAATTGCCGGCAGAACAGACGGATGTGTTTCCGACTGATGCAGGCTGTACTGTGAAAGTGGTATCGCTTCCAGCGTTAGCAAAAGTAAGTGTCTTGGTGGTAAAATTAACAGAGGCTAATGCATGAGTGCCATTGATTGAGGAATCAACATCTGCGACTGTTATATTTTCGCCTGGAATAAATGATAAACTCGGAGTGTCATCCAATACGATTGTCACCACTCCTGATGATCGGGATGCTGATAGAATGACATAAGGTAAACGGATCGCATCTGTTCCCGATGTGATCGATCCGAACAGAGTCGATAAACCTTTGCGTGGTTGCCAAGTCCCATCGTCATTCATGCGACCATTCTTGGATAGAGCTACCTCACCAGGTTTCAATTGATTAGGTCGCAGGCGGGCATTCATCCGCAAAAAGAAGGTATCCCCTTCGGTCACGAAAGGATCGTCTAGTTTGCCGTAACTGCGATATCTGCTCATGTTACAATAGTTACATCGTTGATTCTTGCACCAACACTATGGAACGAAGTATCTACATACAGATCGCTCCCGTTGGTGAGAGTTGGTTCGGTGTAGAAAGTGACATAGTCCTGTCCTGCTTCTTCTACTGCCTCGAATCTTATTCCACGAGTTGCTTGACCATGATACCCGTGACCATTACCATCTAAGTCTTTTAAATAAAGTGCTTGGGTCTGCCCCGCTTTAACAGTAGAAACCTCATACAACTGACCTATAGTAAGATTCCCTGTTCCATCTAATGAAATTACTTTCGGTCTTGATGCAATGGGATAACTGTAATTACTGTCTGTAGCTGTTTCAAAAACAAAGTTTGGATTCTGACTATAGACTGTCTGTTTGCGTTGATACTTTATTTCGTTTGAAGATGCATAGTGTCTTATGCGAAAGAAGTCACCCTGTGCGTATGTCGTTCTGACCGATCCATCCGTTGATACATCAGTGCCACTAAAAGTAATTTCAAACGGATCAGCGTCTGCATAATCGACATCTGCGTATACAAGTCCAATTTTGATATCTTTCCCTGTTTGAGCGATTTGGAACTGCACATATCCGTCTGAGTTGCCGTCTATCTTTTGTGATGAAGACGCTCCTGCATTGAATCCGTCAGCACCGCTTATCTTCTCCAAACCACCTCCGGCATACGCTTGTACTGTACCTCCGCTTACTGCTCCTTGGAATAACGAAATAGAGCTTACTTCTCGTGTCCCATGTGCAGTTGATAATCTTAATCCGTATGTTGTTTCAGTAGTTTCAAATTCAACATATCCGTCTGCGAAAGGTATGTTAAACGATCCGTATGGACTTCCATTTGCTCGTAAAGCACTAACACGAACAACTCCATCTATGTCAGTACGAGTGACTTTCGCTACAAGTTTAGTACCTGTTGTAATAGGGTTACTAAACACCTGTTGCAGACTGACTGCACCTCCGTCACCTTTTATTATTCCTTCTGCAAGTTTGTCTGAATCTAAACCTATCGCACTGCTAACTGACCAATTGGTAGGGGCGTTATTTGTAACGCTACTAAAGTCCCCATTTACTAACTTCTCACCACTTAGGTTTATCTCCGTAAGATTCGTCCAACTAACGGCATTACTAATTCCTTTGATACCTAGAGTCTCTAATGCAGTTACACGGTTTGTTAAAGCTTCCATATCCGACTCCATCGTGGACATCTTCGTGTCCTTCTGATTCTTGTCAGTTTCCAGTGCAGCTACTCTTGTATCTTTATCGTTTTTATCAGACTCTAAGTTAGCAATCTTGGTATCCTTTACTGCCTTATCATCTTCCAATGCAGATATCTTAGAGTCCTTAACCACCTTATCATCTTCTAAGGTTACTATCCTGGTTTCTTTAAGATCCAGTGATGTCTTGAAATTTCCGAGACTGACTTTTGTCCCAAACTTCCCGTCTGCCAGGTTCTTGTATTCCGTAAATTTATTTTCAGAGGTGTAGTCTGCTCTATCATCCGATGATATCGAACCAAAGCCGGTTAACCGGCACATGGTAAAGCCTCCTGTCTTAATGTCTTTTAACGCAACAGTCTTCACTTCTTTATCTCCTGCCAAAGTTTCAGGGACATATAAACCAATGTCACCAGGCCAACCGCGATTCCGATTACCGAGTCAAATGCAGACAGGCCGAAGGTGGCCGCTGTGCCTGACATTCCTAAGACTGACACTCGATCAATCATCATTAAAATAGGCAGTCGAGTACGATGATTCCGATTATTAAAGCTACAAATACAGTAATCATTTTGCCTCGCTTTGGGAGTGTTTCGAATTTCTTTTTTAGTAGAATTAAGTTTTTCATTTCTGATCGGAAGGTCGGGGAAAGGGAGGTCGAGTGGTGGATCGAGTGACTTCTGTTTTGGCACATCTCTTTGCCACAAAAATGGGGATTGCTAGGTAACATCCTAGAAGCACTGCCGCTCCGATAAGTATGCGTTTTATGTAGGAAGTAAATTCAGCGAATCCGCTCTGATGCTCGGCCATTCCCTGTGCTACCAGGGCAGATACATCGCCATGAGTCAAAGCCTCAATCGTTTCCTCGGCTTCTACGAGTGCATCTGCATTTTTTAAGGCTTCCCCGCTTACAGCACCTATGCCAGCACCGAGTGCCGCACCTCCTGGTCCCGCAAGAGATCCTGCACCTCCTCCGGCAATAGCTCCTAATGTCGGATAGGTCGAACGAAGCGAACATCCCGCCAAAAAGGTAAGTGCCAAGAGTGCATAGATCATCACACGCCTGTTGCATCAGGATCAAACTGTGCTAGGGTCGCGTCAGATGCTCCTGCGGTAGTCTCGATTACATTAGCAGCCACATCATCGCACTTCCAAGGACCGCTTTCTTTAACACGAAACCTCCATTGCCCATCGACCTCTTCGGGTTCTGCGTATTTAATTGTACCGACTGTAGGAATGCCAAGATATGCTTCAATACGAGTTATCTCTGCTTGTGCTTCTTCTTGTGTGGAATGTACTGAATATTTCATAAGATTTAACTCCAAGTTGAGAGAGATGGAAGACCGCTGTATTTGTTAGAGAGATAACTATTGATAGTGTTTAACTCTGTAGTACTTAATAGTTGATCGAATAGTATACATTCATAAATACGACCTGTTGTGTAAGTGGTTCCTGATCTACCTATACCTTCGTGTATAAAAGTTGAAGCTTGAGTCCCAGAACCTAATAAAGTACTTCCATCTCTATGTGCTTTTAGGGAGTTCGAGGCATCTCTAGTGTAGGTAAGCATATTTAAAGAGGTTAAATCGACATTATTTACAAATGGTCCGGGGTATATATCTCCTAAGGGTCCGTAATACCCTAATTGAATGCTACCGCCACCATCTTCATTGGGTGCTGCGTAATAATTAGAACTAGTAGTATCACCGTTACCGACCATTATAATAGTCCAAGGTTGACCGCTTGTTCTATTATATGCGTTAGATAGTAACAAAACATCTCCACCATCAAAGCTTACATACTTATCGTCTCCGCTAACATTAAAAGTAGGTTGTGCAGAACCTGTAGCTTGAGAAGCATCGTAATTAACAGCTTGACCACTTCTATCTCCCCAAGCACTTACCGCTGACCCGGCTGATGGGTTGTTTGCTTGATCGCTTCCATCCAAAATAGCAGCGTCAAAGTGCATGATGGGTTGAGTGGAAATGTTGTAATTAGTGCTACTAAACAAACCACCACTGTAACCCAACTGATTAGCGGCGTAGTTTGGATCGTACTGTGAGTCCTCAATAAAAGTGTTCCAATATGTACCATCCCACCAACGCAGTTTACCTGTGTTAGTTTCTAAGTAAATATCACCAACAGAGGGGCTTGATGGCAAGTTAGTATCTGTGCCTGAACTTACTACTGATGGTAAATTCGTTAATTGCGATCCGTCTACGGCGGGGAGTTTGGCAGTTCCGTCTAATTGAACAACATTGCTTGCCGAAGTCCCTACATCTTGAGTAGCCGCTGTGCCGAGTCCAAGGTTTGTGCGGGCAGTTCCGGCACTAGCAACATCGGATAAATTATTAGCCGCGACTAGATCGCCTTGGGGTGCGGCGGCTACCAGGTTGGCTACCGTTACTTTTTTCGTAGTACCATTTACCGATCCCGTGGTGTCCGAGACATCGGTGATCGGAATGATGTCCGCCACATCGGGCGTTCCGCCCAATGAACCAAGTGATGATATCTTCTTATTTGCCATTTTGTTTTATCTCCTAGTCGAATGCTAAAAATTGTCCGGCCTCTACCTGTAAAAAATCTTGCGCCTCTGTCTGAATAACGCCATCGGGACCGCCTGGTGGAGTTGGTCCAACCTGTGAGTCACTTTCAGTGTCTCCGATGTGAAGTCCTAGACCGAAATAAGGCATTAGGCTTTATAGAGGATAGCGGCTCCACTCGAAAGAGTGATGCTGGTAAATGGTAAATACAGACAGTCGTTTTTACTAAATGTTATTGCGTCAGAAACTAAGTCTGCCGAATTATCCATTTGTCCAGTAATTGCTCCAATTACCGAATCTTCGGTGAACTGAATTGCCACGAACTCGCCTGTGTTTGCTCCTGTGCCGTTAACATAGGTGCAACCATTGGCTCCCATGCTGTTCTGAATATTGAATGATGATATGCCCATTTTTTATGATGTGGTTAAAACTGAAATGCCGAACGAGTAGCTCGGATAAGTGTTAAAGGTTATTTTGTTCATTGATTCGAGTCGCTCGACACGATCAATTTCTAATGCGAGTGTCTCCTCGGCCATTTGCTCCTGTGCCAATGCTTTGTCCAATTGGCCGTCTGCCTTGTAGTAATCAGAAACACAGGCGAGCAGTAAGTAACGCTCGAGGAATGCAGGGAGATCCGTTGTGCCGGTTCCATAGTCATTTGCCGGTACTTGATTGCCTACAACAAATACGGATGTCACCGATGAGTCTGCCGGTAGTACCAGGTAACCATTTACTAATTGGTAGTCCAATAAGACTGCTGTACGATCTGCCAGTGGGTTCTTATTATAAACTGCGAATACATCCATAAGGTCATTCGCATTGTCGATCTGCACCGCCTTGTCCGCGATGATGGGTGATGATACTGCCGCTACTGTCTTCTCCACCACTGTCTGAACATCAGGCCATTTTGCCCGAGTCCATGCTCCCCTTACCCTGTCATTCAGACTATTCTTTAAGGCAGTCTCCTCCTGAGTTAAAAGTGTATCGACTCCGATAGCAGACTCGAAACGACTTTTAAAATCACTGTAGGTGACGATCCTCAATGTTTAACCTTACACTCGGGGTTTGATTTCTCGAAGTCCTTACGGAATCCTTTATCTGCCCAGCATCCAGGTCTCTCCTGCTCATGGCGGACATATGTGGTTAAGTCTGTTACCCGAGCAAGTCGGAGGTCACCTTTGCCTCCTTCAAACGCTTTGGCGGCCTTGCGGGCCTGCTTTTGGCGTTGTGCATACCCAGCCTTTTCATTGACTGCGGCTTGCTCGTTATGCTTACGAAGATAATAAGCGATTTCGTCCTGTGACGATCTGCTTTTCTTACCTCCCCTTACGATGATATTTAGACTCATTTAAATGGAAAAAGGGGAGCCGGTCTAACCCTAAACCGGCTCCCCAAGTAACAACATGATCAATAATAAACCCGAAGTGTTTTAAACGATTGACCCCAAAGCTCTTGGATTACCTACGCGAAGCGTGAGCATTGCCTCAGTGAAAGCTCTTTTACCGGCTCCGTTGTCAGGAAGATCCACTACGGAAATGCCTTCAAGGAACTTGAGGGAAACAGTGTCATCGTCAGGAATTAAGTAAGCACGATCAGTGTTTACTGTTCCTTCTGCTGTGTCAGGACTGGAAGCCGCACCATTCACGCGACCCAAGAAAAGGTCAGGAATGATATCGATAGAACCAAAATCGCTGACATAATGAAGAACTGAATTAACCAAGGTTTTTCCGCTTACATCTTGAGTGAAGCTATAAACAGGATTATTGGTAACTGCCGCACGGGTGTAGTCAGTAATCGCGTTCATTACTGCTGGACCGGCGTACAATTTGTAGGAACCTTTTGCACCACTAGCAGTGTAAACTGACTGAAGCAATCCACGAAGAGCAGACTCAGTTAAAGCCGCAAGGCTAACGCGAGATCCACTAACAGCACGGAATGCTTGTTTGGCGACTGTATCGAAAGTATTTCCGACATGGGTCGGATCACTCCATAACCCCAACCCGCACATGGTTGCACCAGCACCTGCTGATCCAGCGGCTTGATCGTTTCCTGAAGCGATAGCTGTTTCGATAGAGCGTTTAAGCTGAATTAAGCTTTTTGCTTTGGAAGCGTTAAACAAACCACCCTGTCCACCGGGAGCGACATCAATCATCTCAGCTTGGCGTGAGACGGAAAAGATATCTCTGATAGTTTGAACACGATTTCCAAGTCTTGCTCTTGAATCGATCAAGTTAGCGGCATCGGAGATTGTGAGGTCAACGCCGTCAATTACTCCACCGATCTCAGGATCAGCAAGTGAGTCCACAAGCCACTCATTGAGAGTAGCCTTTGGAGCTTCGGATTGTGAGAGAGTAGAATACAGAGGTGTTTCTGTAGGTTCTACAGTTTTTAACAGATTTTCGAGGTTTTGGCGTGCGCCTTTAGCCTCAGTAACATTATAAGAAGTAGCCAGAGCCATTTTTAGTAATTCCTTATTTTAAGATTTTAAATTTTAATCCGCTAGAAATGCGGCAAGATCGTTAGCCGAGAGTGGTCCTTTACGATCCAGGATTTTTGCCTTTTCTTTCTGTTTCCGAGTGGTCGAGTTTTCGATTGGCGGGGATGCATCTCCTCCATCAGTGGGAGGTGGAGCCTTACGCTTTTTGACTACCTTCTTGGGAGCCTTGGCGGATTGCTCGCTTTTCAATGCTTCAATGCCTCTGACGAGTGTGGCGGCGATAAAGTCACCATTAGGAAGGTTATCCAGTACATTGCCGTATTGGTTTCGTAGCTGGTTATAGGTTTCTCTACGGGATTCGGATATATCATCATCTTTCGATGAATCCATCCACGGATGGGTGTTGATTGTATCTCTACTCCATTCGCTTTTTTCCCTTAGATAAGCACTCCTCTGAGGAATCTTTTCAGTAAGGTATTCGTCAGCCTGGGTAAGGATATTACGAATATCATCATCGCTATATTCCTTGCCATCGACCTCTACGAACGACTTACCTATATGTTGAAGTGCAAACTTCTTGGCCGCTTGTGCTTCCCGCTTCAAATTTTCCAAATCTTCAAACGATTGAATGTTCTCCAATTCGGGTTGAGCCGGTTGCGATTGACTGCCTCCTGATTGCTTGAGGTTTTGAATCTCATTCTTGAGCGACTCCACTGTTTCTTCTGCTGATTTTGCTCGAGCAGTAAGACGCGAAATCTGTTTAAGAGTTTTCTTGAGAGCCTTTGGAGTTTCCTCCTCTACCTCTTCTTCAACCTCTTCCTCTTCGGTATCCTCTCCCTCATCCTCCTCTTCGTCAGACTCGGTTACAGACTGTGAAAGAACATCTTCCTGGTCGGCCGATGCTTCTGCTTCTTCGGGAGTCTCGGTGACTTCCGCTTTAGCCTCATCCGCCTGTTGAGCCTCCTGATCCGTTTCGACCTGCTCGACAAAACTTGCCGCCAAATCTTCCACCGATAGTGGGCCTCGTACTTGATTATTTTCTGCTCCCGATTGTTCAGCCGGAGCCTCGCTAATAACTGTTTCTGCCATAATTTCTGCGTTTGTAGTAGAGTTCGCACTCTCTTGCTTGTATCTGCGGAGCAGATATGCTCCACCAGTGACAATTATAGCAGTTTAAAAAGCAGTTTTTTCAGGTAACCCGAAAAATTTTCCAATTATCCTTAAATTTCTCATGCTTGGCTTTAGAATCAGGGTTGTGAGGATACAGTCCGATCCTTTTTGCCCCGTCTAATTCCATGCATGGGATGTTGTAAAAAATGTTTTCATCTTCGACATATGCCACCAATATGTCCACTTTTGTGCAGTCTATCGACTCTTTGCCGGTCGATCCACTCGATGTCGTAACCATATAACGACCCAATCCACCCCGAGCCTTGTCCTTCGATTTACTCTCAGTCCCTTTTATCTGAATCTTAAATATCTTGCCTGCCGTGTTCATCACCAGGCAATCCTGTGGCAGATAATCACCCAATGGCACAAAGACCTCCAGTCCATGCTCGAGGGCTTCCGAGAAGAACTTCTGCTCGTAGAGGTTACCCTTCCTCTTCATCATCGTCATCGTCATCGAGCACCATATCGCACTCAAAATCGACAACATCCTCATCGAGCCATTCCTCAATGTCTGACATTACTATCTTTGCCATTTCAGTGTCTTCAATATCAGACTCCTCAATCCAACGATTGAGCAATGCCCTATGCTCGTTTTTAAATTGCTGATGGGGTGTCAGTTTCGGCATTGTCCAACGCCTCCAATATTCGAGTCAGTCCTGCAATCTCACCCGATAACCGGGCGAGCTTCTGCGGATTGTCCACATGGGTATAGTCCTGAAAATCCACCAAGCACATATCCCTCTGTTCTTTAATAAAGTCCTTAATCACCACCCACTCGGTCTGTTCTCCGAGTCCGGCTACTGCATCTCCTAATGTCATTTTTTCCTTCTTACAGGTTTTACTCTTCGTCCCATTCCTACCTTCGATTTCTCCGCCTTCTTTCGTTTCAGTTGGCTTTTACTCATCTCCGATTTCGTCTTGGGTGTTTTACTCGAGACTCTTTTGGTTGGCCGGCAGTATTCATTCTTTCCACCCTGCCCACATGGCTTGCCGCTTTTCGTATCCTGCCATTTCTCCGATCCCCATCGTTTTAATGATGTACCCTTGGCAGTCTTACGAACCTGCCCCTTGGACTTCCGGCACTTGGCGATCTGTTGCGATGCTCGAGCGGATGGAAATACCTTTACCCGAGCCTTTACCTTTTTATAACAAGCGTCCTTTGGCATCTTACCACTTTTTGCAGGACCAGTATCCTGCTGTTAATTTTGATTTCTTCTGATCGCACTTATGCCTAGCTCGAAAAGATTTACGGGCATCAGGATTAGATTTACGGATTTTCATATTTGCATCCCCAAACCTAATTGTCTTTGTCTTGCCATTCTCCGATGCAAGTACGACAAATTTTTTCTTCCCATATGAAGGTTCACCCTTTCGGATGCGTCTAGGAGAGTTGACCTTAGTCGGTTTACTCACTTTTTCTTTTTCTTCTTGAGCAATTTCTTAACTGTCGGACTCATCTTTTTCCGACCCATTGCTTTTGCTTTGTTGGAAGGCCGTCCAACCTTCGATCCGTAAGTTCCTTTTCCGTATGGCATGATATTATTCCTTTTTAGTTAAGCGGCCATCGATGTACCTGGTACATTGCCAGGACTTGTCCCTAGCTGGCCAATAAGTGCGTTTTGCTGTTGCTGTTGCTGAAATTCTAACTGACCAGCATATGTCTGAAGTCTCTTCGCAAAGTTTTCATCGGATTGTAATCTCTCCTGAACATCTGTCGCTGGTATTTCGTCCGAACCTGAAATGTATTGCTGTAGCACCTGGAGGCGTAGTTGGCTATTTGCACCTTGTGGGGCATTAACAACCTGTCCCGATGCGATTTTGGCAATATCGTTAGATGTTTCAATTATCTCCTTTGTGGTAGCCTCCTGAGTCGGCATGATTAATTCGTTAGCCAGGTTTGGATCGATTGCCTCAATTACTTTTCTAAGATAAATGTCGAACCTACTTACGCCCTGTCTGTCATACTGCGACATTAACTTACCAACTGTATCGAGCTTTTCGATCACCTTGGACTCGTCCTGGTTCATCGAGTTCCAGCTAATATTAAAATCATACAACTCAGCAGTTTCATCTAAAATTAACTGTGCTCCCTGCTCATTATTTGTTACCCGAAACCAAATCATGGGTCCGCTGTAAGTTCGATCTAAGCACCATACCCTCTTCAAAACTTCTTTCCATCCACTGAGCCAACAGTTGACCAAATGCTGTTTTATCACATTGGCTTCCACCGCATCATCAGGTCCAGTCGCCCGTCCTGTCACTCGATCACATAATTGACGGATTTGCATTTCCACCTGTGTCGATGCAGGTGAATATTTTGGAGTTTCCATCCATCCGACTTCATCCCTACGGCGGACAGGAATCTGTGCTCCTGGTCCAATCCTTTCAGGACGGCGGCCAAGGCTGTAAAGAAAAGGAGGCATCGTAGTCATCGATGCGGCATCCCGTCTTGCATCCATCTCTGTTTTAGCCGCAATCTGATAACTCTTGAGCAGTTCAGGGTATCCGCGAGAGTCCAGCAAACGATGGTTTAAATGCTCTCTCGTGATACATACGAACGGATAACGACCTTCATCATATCCAACCGGCTCATGAAATCCTGCTTCATCCATTTCATCCGTCCAACAGGTCTTGGTAACCACGGGAACATCATCCTCATCGAGTTCTTTCCGATAGGTAGTAACTACCCGTATAAGCCCCTCGTAGTGCTGACTGCCATAGCTTGTGCCATAGTCATAATGCATGGCCGAGTCGCTATATCTCTCCTCGTAAAAGTCTTTTGCCTTCTCAATCGCTTCATCAATCCACGCTTCATCCCATCCCTCGTTTACCTTCTGCTTCAACGCTTCAGGCGAATAATAGTGAATGCAGTGAATGCTCCTGGCGGATTCCAAATCGATTACATTACTGTCCACGATCAGTTCCCTGCCTAACTCATATGCCTTGACCGCCGGACGATTTACGACCACTTTTTCGGTCGGAATTTCGGTCTCACCTGTATTCCGTAACTCGTTAAGCATCTTCTTGACCCTACGCTTTTTGAGCTTCGGAAAGAGGGGATAAAACATCTCCTCGACTCCCTCCTTCATCTCAGGATCTTCTATCGCCATTGCCAGTTCAGGCGACTGCTGGGCAATCTGCTCGAGGCTGATCGGTTCAAACTTTCTCGCCTTCTCCTGCTTCCAGTAAGTACCGAAAAAGGTCACCCCGTTCTGTAATAAATAATTCGCTCCAATCGATGACTCCCTCATCAATTCATCCATCGTACCCATCCGCCAGCGGAGAAACTCAGTAACCAGCTTGGCCGATGCCACATCCCCACTTTCCACGGGAGCCGCCACCAGGTTAGCCTTGGTCAACGCCTGTGTCAGGGTGGCAACATCGCCATCGATCAATGGATTAATAACGCTTGGATCAAGATCGCTGGCTCCATCGAATGGAAAGGCTTCAGGTCCACTCTTCTTTCCGTCACCCGTCTTGCCTGCCCACTCGTTGAAACGAACCTCCCGAGCATCCTCGGCCTTGTCCATCCATGTCGATAAATTCGCTTTTGCCCGCTCAAACTCAAACTTGAGTTCATCCACATCCGGCTTCTCTTCAAAAATCTGTACTTCGTTCTCCATAATTTCTCCTTTAAGATTCTACCATTTTATTTCGTAAATTTTTCAGGGCATTTTGTTCAATCCGATGAAGAGTTACTATCGATACACCGATAAAATCCGCTATCTCCTCCTGTGTGAAACTACCAGGCTCCCGCTCCTCCTCCATCGCATCCAATGCCTCGTCCACAACCATCTCCCGAAGCATCAGATCGATCCTCCGTTGCATCTGTGCATCCGTCTCATGCTTTGCGATACAGATCATCCTCCCCCTCGACTTTTCTCACCAATACCATGCTCTTGGGCGGATGGTTGTCGTTTGGCCTCTTTATGCACCTCCCGATCCCCTCCTTGTGCTCAAAGTAAATAAGCATCATCCGAACATTCGGGACCATCTTCAATACCCTCGCCTCCTCAATCTCCACTGTCTTCTTTACCTCCTCGAGCGGAACCACCGGCTTGCTCTCCTGCTTATATATCCGCTGGACAGTCGATCTCGCACATCCCGCCAACTCCGCCACCTTCGGCCAACTCATGCCCGAGTTCCTTGCCATCACGATCTGTTGCCTGACTGCCTTTGATATCTGTACATTTTTCTTACCCATCAATACGATCCTCCTCCTGTTGCCACCATTTCCTCCTCGTCAAAGTATTCAAAATTGCCCACTGCGAAGTACCTGGCATTATCCACGAAATCCTTACTCGGACATTTTAATCCGGCAGTCGGTTGGTAAGCCTGCATACAACTAATCAGATTCTGACACTCATCCGAAAACATCAGCCGGGGCTTATTATCCAAATCCATCTCCCTGTTCCGATCCCATGCCAGCAGATTATTAATCGCCTGGAGTCCTGTTTCGATATCCAACGCCTCCGCCGGCTCAACAATGATATCCTCATCCGATAAATCGTCTATGATATTGGAAGATCCTTCCGACTTCTGATAACTCGCCGCCCCCAACCTCGGGTCGATTATCCGAGTTACCATATTATCCCCGCAAATCGATTCCATCCGCCTAATCTCATCCGCGTAATCCTTTAATCCATACCCATTCGGCTGTGCCGCCTCTCCCGCACTCAGCTTGTCCTTGGTCAGGTCAATCCATCCACCCCAGGTGTCAAAATCAGGAAACTCCTTAACCGCCCAGGCGACCCCATGCGGATCGACTGCAAATAATACCATCGTCCAGGGCTTCGCTCCCGCCGGGTCAATCGATAATACCCAATTCGCATCCGTAAAATCAGGGAGTTTTTCCGATTGGCAGATGTTCTTGTCCGAGAGAGAAGGAAAAATTGCCCGACTCTGACGAACAGGGACTCCATACGCACGGCAAAGGATTGTTTCCCTCTTTTCTCCCTCCAGTTGATTCTTCATCGCCGCCCATCCGCCAAAGGGGTTGGCCGCTGTATGAAAATACACCACAGAACTGGCTTTGCGGATGGGCTGTTGAACAAGGGGAACCTCCTCACCATCCAAAAGATCCGCTTTTGCCGATTCCACTGTCTTTGCTCCCGTAAGCATGGACTTTACCACCGAGTTCCAGCCATCCACAGCCGTGAAACTGATAATTCCCTTGGAATTGCGGGTAACTGTCCGAAAACGAAGTGTATTTACCCAACTCATCGGTACCAATTCATCTGCCCAATAGCCGATATTATGGGTTCCGTTGACCGGTTCCTGCGGAACTCCGATCTCTCCACCTTCGATTGTGCTGATGTCCTGTTGCCAAAATCTAAAAATACACTCAGAGCGATTAGGCAGTGTGAATTTAGATGCAGTAAAGCCATTACGAAGGCTGTACATCACATATCCAACCTTACCCCTACCTAACGACTTAAACTCCTTCGGTAGGTACTTAAATATTAGCTTCTGCTGGAACTGTATACTGTTGGCCGATGTCTCCGTAAGACACCATATGATCGTTCCTGGGTTCTCGACTAGACACTGAACTACCCGCTTGGCCGCCCATTCAGACTTTCCTGCCCTGTTCCCTCCCATAACGAGTATTTCCGAGTGAGTCTTTAACTGTTCATCTGCCCGTTTCCAGGTATCCAGTTCAAAGCCATGCCGATATGGATCATCCTTCTCGAGCTTGATCGCTTCCTCACGCTTCTCCCAATACGCCAAAATCGATTCAGGAGTCATCCGCAGGAGTTCCGATTTTGTCAGAGGCGGGAGAGCGGGATGGGGTGTCCATTCGAGTGGCATATGTCCATGTTAGCAGATGGAGCGGGTGGGCGGACATCGGGTGGGCAATTTGTCAGAATTTTTTTATGGGACATAATCGGTCGCGGTGGCCGGCAGACCGCTCAACCTGACCCCCTCCCCCCCTGTCTGAGGCAAAAATTTGTATGTGATTTCTGACAAAAGATAGAATATATTATGTTTTACTTATTTTTATGCGTAGTATGACGCTATTCATTGCGTAAAATAGTGATTATGTCTAATTAGGCTTGCCTGATCCCTAGTTTAAAATACTTTCTCAAATTATCTCACCGATTGATTTTATGCCTACCAAAAGACCTAGAGTATACCAGCGAGCAGAGAACCTTCCGGCAAACTTGAAGACCGAGGAAGCTTGTCCAAACATCTTCACAGGACAAAAGTTCTTCGATCAAAGACCACAGGATTATGCCTTGGTTGTTAAAATGTTGGCAGAAGGATCGACAATCAAACAGATATGCAAAACCTGTAAAGTTTCACCGCATACCATAGCTATTGTTAAATCCCGTGAAGGAGATACCCTGAAGGAGTCTAAAAAGCATTTACGATCCTTAATTGG